TACTCTGTCTCCTTTGCAGGATGCCGCCAAGTTAAGCGGTCGGCTTGCTGGCGCATGCGATGCCACTCAGAAGCGCAGGTGGGAGAATGGAATAAGTAGGGGCCGATCTTCTCTGTTACCTCTCCGGGTTTGACGGGCTTTAAGCAAAAATCACAGATAACTTTCGGCATAATTTCTCCTCCTCTTAATATGATATAATTAATACAATATTTTATGCGAAAACAAGAAACATTGGAGCTTTTCACCGCCTTAAATAACTTAGGCAATCTCAACGGGGTCCGCTTTGCCTATGGGGTCAGTAAAAACCTTAATCTTCTAAAATTGGAGATAGAGGCTTTAAGCAAGGCTTCAGCGTCCTATGAGGCTGATAGAGTGGCTTTAGCCGCTAAGTATGCCAAAAAGAACCCTATGGGAGAGCCTGTAATGCGGAATAACCAGTTTGATATTGAGAATCTGGCAGGATTCCAAGCGGATCTGAAGAAACTGCAAGAAAACAAGGATTATAAGGAATATCAGGAATTGTTGAATCAAGAGAGCGACTTTAAGCCTTATAAGATTAAGCTGGATGATGTTCCAAAAGAAATAAATGTAACCCAGATGTTTGGGCTTAGTCAGATCGTAGAAGATATCGAGCCTCCGCCATTGCCATAGGACTTAAAATCTTCGATATAATATGTAAACAGGGAACAATGTGTTGATAAGTCAAAAAGCTTGTGTTAGCCAAGATAAGGGCTTGAATAAGCTCTTTTTTGATATCTAAATTTGACAGGATTGACCAAATTTGCTATAATGATTATACTCACCAACCGGTGAGTATCATTAACTTGGTGTAGCGGACAGCACCTTAACAAAATAATATGACTACCCAAAATTTCATCAAACGAATTGAAGAGTTGAAAGATTACGATCATACTTTTCTATCACCAGAAGGAGCAAAACATTTCTTAATGCCATTTGGTCTGATTCCAAATCTACGTATCGCTAAGGATACCAGCCATGAGTTCAAAGGCTTACACCTGGAGGGTGATATGAAGGAAGCCGAAGGAGTAGATGCTCTCGATGTTGCTTATCAGATAGCTAAGTTTTACGGATTAAGTGTTCCAGACTTTTTTGGTCGAGGCAGTCAGCATAGAGCTTATTGCGAAGCGATAGTCGCCCATCTGGAAAAACAAAAAACCCCGCAGAACGAGGTTTAAGTGGAGATCAGTCAGTTAAAAGTTTAGCATAAATTAAAACCGCCATCAAATGTCCGCATGACGGTTTTTAATTAGCTATGTATACCATACTATACATAGCCATATCGTGGAAGATTAAATCGTGGTAAACTTACCTTAGTTGTGTTTTTGGTTTTGGCCAGAGTGTCTCATATAAAAATCCCCGCCTTATCAGCGGGGTTTTTATTTTGCTTGACCGCACTGCATTGATTATACAACTAAGCAGATTTTATCGTAACGAATCTTGAACCAGCCCAACCAACCACCACAGCGATAATCAACGACCAGATGAACAGATTTACATTGACATTGGTCACGAACTTGATAGCTCCATTCGCCCAATTGCCAAATTCTATAACCAAGAAAATTACAATTGCGCTTGCCAGCCAATCGATCATATATTTGAAGGTTAATTTTTTAATATAAAGAGGACGGTGTACGGTCCGTCCTCTTTAATAGTTTATTCCGCAACAGCAGTTACATCAAACTTTTCATCTGAACTGTCCACTGGTGTTGCTGTAACAAGCAGATGCGCCTTGTGGGTATTAGCCACAGTTTGAAGGTCTGTCTGCAACGCATCGTGATCTAAAGCCATTTTTTTCCTTTTTTTAATAGTTAGATAGATTACTAATCCTGCCGGGATTAGCCAGAGGAACATCTTATTTATGTTCTTTATGTTCAGCAGCCGGCTTTTCGCCTTCTTCACCTTCGAATCGAAAGATCATACTTTGATCCTTTCTTTTTAATTGCGACCTTTACTCTCTGCTAATAATTATACTAAAAACTATCAACCAAAACAGTATCAATAGAATTGGCCAGAGGCTTTTAAGGATAAGCCAGATATGGCCAAGCCAATCTAGAAATGTGATATCAAACATCAACTGATATTTTCATCCAGCGCGTCAGGATTCAATCCATAGACAGCGCAAAGTTCCTTCCATTGCTGAGGAGTGGAAACTTGAAGGACGACTCTTTTCTCGCCTTTATAAATTTGAGTTTTAAACTGGGCCATAGGTATATCTCGGTAACCCCATAAATATTCCGGACGAAGTCGACCAATTTCGTCTTTCTCTAAATTAAATATTTCAATGGGGCTTCTTAAATAATATTCGAGGTGCAAGTGTCCGCCATAGTAAGGAGGGACATTCTTCTGACTGTCAGGAATCGGCAATCCTCCCGAAAATACATAACCTGAATTGCCTGTTAAGCCGATTTGAGTGGATTGATTAATTTGACCATTAAAATCAGCAACCTTCAAACAATGCCAATACATATGGACCAGCCATACTTCTCCCGAATAGTTGTCTGGTATGGCCTTTAAAACCTTAAAATAGGCGATTAGGGGCTTGTCTATGACACTTCGGACCTTAATCCCCAACCCCCTGTCTTTGTCAGTCGTGGAAGCGGAGAGAAGTACGCCGTCCAGTATCGGATAAATCGGAGCAGGCCAAAAACTGCCGTATCTGCCTGTTAAGGGAACTATATCCCACCCGCCATGATGAACCGCGTAAAATCCCCTGCCGGTTTCAGGATTGATAGGATTGCTGTCATAGCCTTGACTGATGTAGTAATCCAGCCGATCCTGCCCGGGATAGGGAAATCTAATCTTCATCTTTGTCTTCAGATTCGGGTTTAACAACCTGCCAAACCAAAAATAATATTAACCCTATTCCTACTACCCATGTAAACCATATCCACATATTATTTCTTTCCGAATCCTACATTTTTTTTGGATTCTTCTAAAAGAAAATCGCTCATTTTCCAAATTTCATTGTCTATATAAACTTCGTGAGGATTAGTTCTTTTAGCAATTTTAATAGCTTTCTGCGGGTTTTCCGCTTCAACAAAAGTTCGGACAATATATCGAAGTTTTTTAGACATAATCAGTCGTCACTTGTCTGTTTAATAAAAAATCCATAAACAATCTGGGAAGCAGAAAGAATTGATAATACCGCTACAAGGTAATTGCTCTGCCGCAACCAATAATAAATTCCACCTAACACGATTGACGCCAAAACAATGACCAACTTAGAACCTAAAGGACTTAGGTTCTTTGAGACAAATTTAAAACCTATACTCAACAAAGCTCCTATCACTCCCAGAGCCAATAAATCATTCAATCCTGTATCCATATATTTCCTTTGATTAATTATTTCGCTTTCACTTTGAAAACATCACTAGAAAAGTTAACTTCTGTCTGCTGAATTGAATTTAAACGCAGAGTAATAGTATTAAGAATTTTATAATCCGCTTCAGGAATATTGCTGGGTGTAAGCGCGTCTAGTTTTCGTTGTGAACAGCCTTTATCCAAATGCACAATAACCGAAGCTAACGGATACAAAGTTGAATCTGAAATTGCCAATAACTGTCTTTCTTCCACAAACTGAGAAGTTTTATTAGCGCAATAAATCAACGTATATCCTATTCGTGTTCCCGTATTAACTATCGGAGTTATGATATGGTAATCCGATACGCTGATAGGTTTAGCAGGAGAAAAGAACAGAAATGAAACATACAGAATCATCAAAGCCGCGAGAATCGGAATGACTACTGCCAATCTAGTTAGCCATGGAGTTATTCGGCTTGAAGTAATCATACAGGCTTTTTAATGACAAATCCCAGAATAGCGGCCAATAAAGCAAAACCTGTTGCTCCCATTAAGCCATAGGCTATGGCTCTGACCGGAGAAAATTGATCGAAAGTGACATAATTCTTCTCCAGCCTCCCATAAATATCATCCAGTTCTTTGGCGATATACTTTAGGCTCGTTTTAATCTCAACTAAATCATCCCGTTCAGACTGGCTCCGCTCAATTTTATTTTCTTCGGGCATATTTAGATATTAATTAAAACATTGAAAACATCTTACTTGTTCCTGTTTCAGGAGACGGTTCTGCCGAGAGCGAGAATACTCCGGCACAGACTGGTGAATTTATGCCTGTTGTTGTAAAGATTGTGCTTTGAGAACCCGTACTGACAGTTGCATTGGAATCTCCCGCCACTAAAGCAAAAGGGGTAAACGGGACATTGGCATTCGTCTGTGATTTTCTGTTTGTTCTATTGGTATTGATTACGGGATTTGATACATCAACAGTCCCGGCTCCGCAGTTGATAAGCCAGCAATTAGCGGCAACGACCGTAGTAGCCAAAGTCCTGACATTGGTGTTGGTCGTGTCATTATTCTTGGAATCAGGAAATGCTGATTGCTTAACTCCAGTATAACTTACGGCAATTACCATGACGCTTGTACTTCCACCCATGCCAGTCGCGGCCACGGTATTTGAGCCTGTTGCAGGATTTAAAAGCGAATAAACCGCTAAGTTTCCAGCACCAGTAGGCGCCAGTTGCTGCGTCATTGCCACTCCGTTATATGTCACGCCTGTAATGTCCTGATTGGGATTATTAACTGCAACTATTAGTAAGCGATTTGTTCCTGTGCAGGTATGCGAAAAGGAAGCCACTCCGTCTCCTCCATATGTGCTTGCGTCGTAGGCAATCATATTTTTATGCTTCTTGAGCCACGGCTACCAAATCCCATTTGGTATCCGTTGAGTTATAAATAAATCCGAGATAAAGAGTTTTTGACAAAACAGTGGTTGATGGCAAGGCATTTCCCAATGCTCGGAATTGGGTGTCATAAGTCAGAGCTCTGGCCGTACCATCATCCTTTATTCTGATCATCAATTTTTGTCCTTGAACGGGTGTGCCAGAAGGGTTGTTGAATTTCAAAGCTCCGGCCTGAGCCGTGATTACAAATAAATCTGTGGTAGAAACATCCAATGAAGTTCCAGTATCAGTCGTGTAGGAAGCGGCCGAAACCACTCTAGGATTTATTCTTTTATTGGTCAGTGTCTGCGTGCCGTCAATTGTTACCACCGAAGTTGTGGTATTGGTCGGGGTAGTAATTTTAAGCGTCCCAGTTCCCATTGTCAGGACCCCAGAGGTATGGGTCAGCACCACATTCGCAGAGGCAAAATCAATGACTCCGCCTGATACCAGTTTCAAGGCTCCAGCCGAGGTGATCCGCATGACTTCAGTTAAAGAAGAAGATAGGTTGTTGGAAAATACTAAATCATTATTGCCAGAGCCGTCCCGCAAAGAATGAATTTGAGAAGATACCGCAGTTGAGGTTGTAGTAGCGAATGCTATGCCAGCACCAGTGGAAGTTGCTGTGGCACTGTTTTTGATTTTGATCCCATTAACTAATGCACCTGAACTTGTGGCGGTTACCTGCAGTTTATTGTCAGGTGCTGCTTCATTGATTCCGATTGAGCCGGAATTGAGAATCCGCATGGCTTCTGTTCCGCCATTGTTGCCGACTTTAAAAATCATATCAGCGCCGGAAGCCCCGACTCCCGAAGTCGTCTGCAAAGTCAAAGTTGAAGTTGTCCCAGTGCCTCCGATGATAGTCGGAACAATAACTGGTATAGTAAACGTCGCTATCGTTTCAGCAATAGTAAAGCGGGTTGCAAGTGTCTGAGCAGTTGTACCGGTTGTAAGAATAGTGGGAGTCTGAAAAATTATTGAACTGGTTGCCCCTGCTCCTGTGCCTTTACCGGAAGCGATAGTAAAATTGCCGCCGGTTTTATCTGTGCCAGTAATGCCACTAGGCGCTCTAAGAGTTTGGGAAACAGCCGCTCCATTGACATCTAAACCAAATTGAAGGTCAGCCGCCGCCGCCCTCGTCAGAAACAAATCGCCATTGGCACCGATATCCAATTTCGGCGTAAGCAGTACTCCACTTTGGATATATGCGCCGATACTGCCATTTCTTAAAATAATATTTGACCCGCCATCCCAATAAATTGCAACGTTAGTTCCAGACCAGCTGTATCCGGGCTGGCCGGTTGGCACTTGAATCCCTGTGGCGAATGTTGCCAGCGTTTCTGTAAGCGTTAAACGAGTGGCCAAACTTTGAGCGGTTGTCCCTGTAGTTAAAACTGTTGGTGTCTGAAAAATCAATGAAGAAACAGCTCCAGCTCCCGTTCCTCTTCCTGACGCAAGAATAAGGTTAGCTCCAACAACGTCTGTCCCCGTAATGCCGTCGTGGGCTTTGAATGTCTGGGTTACAGGAGCGCCGTTGACATCTGTTCCCATCTTTAATGTTGCCGCCGCTTCACGCCTCAATAAAGTATCCATTGCTCCTGAAGCTGAACCTGTCCCAAATCTTAAAGCCTGCGCGCCATTGCCCCCATTTATTCCGGAAGAAGAAAGATAGACATTGTTATTTCCGCCAAACGTTCCAGCACCGGCAACCAAATTCCCAGCATTATCAACTGAAAATTTATCCGTAGTTCCTGCTGAACCCGCACTAGCTCGTATCAGATAATTAGTTCCCGTTGGTAAGGCTGTTTCAACTACTGCTATTTTTAAAGCTTCGTATGAGCCAGCTCCTGGCGTTCCTGCCGAGTAATTGATTGTCGGATTAACAACTAAGCCACGTGCAACCATTGTTGAAGTAGCCGTTGGCGCAAACAGCGGAGTCATTATTATTCCGCTATAAGTTCCGCTGGTGCTGGTATTGCCGCCTGTTTGAGTCAAAGTAATTGGAAACGTCGGTCTGGCCGTGATTAAAACTCCACTCCCATCAATGACAATACCACTATAATCGCTGCCAGACTGAGAGTTGTTGTAAAGAGAAACTGCCCCGTCAGCCTGGATTCTGATATTGGTGTTGTTATATCCAGCTCCGCTGTGATTCGTGTACAAATACATGGTAACGCCGCCATCATACAAAAGAGAGAAGCGTTCATAATTGCTGGCATCAGCCCGCCTGTTATAAATGCTGAAAGTCTGGGCGTTCGCCGCGTTATATTGGTCAACCACGTTTGCGCTGGTTATGACCAGCGGGGCAATACTGGTAAGTCCGCCGCTTGCCCATGTGCCGTCGCCTCGCCAGAAAGTAGAAGCAGTGGCTCCCGTACCGGAATTAAGATTAGTCACAGGCAGATTGCCCGTCACTCCCCCGACTCCGCTGGCTGCTAAATTTATAGCAGGCAAAGTTGTAGTAAGAAGTACGGTTCCCGTTGTATTCGGCCAAGTAAAAATTTTGGAAGTTGATAAAATCCCGGAAACATCCATTACCGCAGAGGGTTGTCCATCCCCTTTTGATAAATAAATAATTCCCGCTGTTCCGCTTCCTGATTTGGATCCAGCAATTAGGGCGACATCTCCGCCATTGCTGTTGCCGGCAGTCGCGTTGCCGCCGTGGAGGGTTGCTGTTCCGCCATTATCATCAGTGCTGTCTCCGGCATTGAAACTTACAGAAAATCCAACACCTGACACAGATACGGGTTTAAGTTCAAGAGAAGTAATGGAGGGATTGCTTAAAATCAGACTGCTGCCTTGAAGCAATTTGCCGGTATTCCCATCAAATCTGGGAAGAGCATTGTCGTATGAGGAAGAAGGCCCGACAACGTCCCCTCCGCCAGCCGCTGTACTGAGAGTTGTATCCGTTAAAGTTAATCCCGCTCCAATTGTCAAAAATGCATAACTGCTAGTACTGTCATCCCAAAACAAAACTCTATCAGCATCGGGATCAGCGAGTGCCGCAATCTGGGTCAATTCCGCGTCCTTTGGCTGATAAGGAGAAAACCTTAAAGGAATGATTGAAAAATTCTCACAAGATACTGTTTCCCAGGTTCCCGCCACCGGCTCCAATGCGATACCCCGTTTAATATCTATTGTCCATGAACCTGTCGGCAAATCGTTGTAGTTATATGCCCAGCCTGAAACTTCATTGAGATAACCCATGTCCGAAAAGGCCTGGTAGAGTGTCACTGCCATTGTCCAATGGCCGTTTTCTCGAAAGACAGTTCGAGGAGCAACGCTCCAGGAATAAACTGAACGCAATGCTCCGGACAAGGCTGTGGTAATATCAGAAGCCACCGCGTCGCGCAAAGTTACCTGAGTTGCCGAATCAATAGATTCAATACGGGTCAATAGCGGCGTGCTATTGGTATCGGCAATCAAAACATATTCATTGGCTTCAAAAACAGAAGTATCGGCGACAGTTACAACTTTGGAAGCTGTCAGAGTATCGGCTGTCAGATTTTGAACTTTGGCTGTATCGGAATTTAACACCTGTCCTTGTCTGGTATATGTCCCTTCGGGATCGGTAAATGTTGCCAGTCCGCCTGTCCATTTAGTCCTGCCCCCGACCGTGGTATTGCCTGCATAAAAGAAATAATAAATTCCTAAAATTTTTACGACACTGCCGGTCTGCAGAATGCCGTCGTCGAATTGTCCACCCGCGCCCAATGCCAAAACTTGCCCGAATTTAGTCCAAGTTATGCCGTCAGCGCTATAAGCGTAAGCCAGAGTTTCGACATCCGAAGCATTGCGTCCGGCATACCACATCTTCCATTTCTTGGCAGAATTGGCTTCATCGGCTTCATAGAGAACCACCGGGAACATCGCCCGTCTCTCATCAACAGTTCCCACTCCGCCGTTGGCGATTATCGGATTAGTTGAATACTTGGTAAAAGTCCGGCCATAGTCTTTAGAAATAGCCAAACCAATTTGAAAACGATTGGTCGAAGAACGCCAGCCGGCGTAGTAAAGGTAAATTATATTATTAACAACTACTACCCACGGGTCTTTGCAGATATTGGCTTCCCAAGTCGAGGCCACCGGAGAGATTATGGGATTGGCGCTGTCTCTGACCCAATCCACGCCGTCAATAGAAAAAGCCTGGCCGATGGAATAACTCGACCCCGAAGTTCCCCCGTTATAAAAAGCTTGGTAGCCAGGGCGGATATTGCCCGAAACTTGTTCTTCTGTAGCAAAGGTATTAGCTGTGGATAAAACCCCTTGGTCATTTAACAATGCTGAAGAATTTTGAATCAGCTTGCCGGTAGTCGAATCAAATCTGGCAACAGCGTTGTCGGTGGCAGAAGCAGGACCAAGCACCGTATCAACTGAAACTGCTCCAGTACCGCCGCTGCTACCCTGAGTGATTAATCCCGCGTAAAGCAATCCTCGTCTGGCTTCAGAAACCGAATGATTGACAATCTGATCTTGCAATTTATCAACTCCCTTAATCGCAGCAATATCCAGCCGTTCGTTTTTAACCAAGGAAGACAATTTATCCCGTATTTGAAATGAAGTATCCGAAGAACCATCGGCGCCTCTTTCGCCTATTTCACCTCTTTCGCCTCGAGGTCCTGGGACAGTACTATCTTTGCCAGGCGGACCTTGAATTGACTTGCCATCCTTTCCATTCTTGCCAGCCGGCCCCATTGGCCCGGGAACGGTAGAATCTGCTCCAGTATCTCCCTTATCCCCCTTTGGGCCGACTATGGATTCTCCCTCGTCGCCTTTCTCACCTTTCAACATAGAAAAGAAAGTTTTAGCTAAAGTGTTTTTTTCGTTATCATTTACAAGTTCAACTTTATTCACGCTGTTAGCCTGTTTTGCTTCGGTTTCCGCCTGTTTTTCGCTATCCACAAACTTCTTAATTTCAAGAATCTTCTGCTGGGGAGTTAAGGCAGAATTGTTGATTTCCTGGATTCGTTTTAGGCGTTCTTCTTTGGTCATTTTAGGTATTGACACTATTCCATGTATCTGTTAATATTAGTAGTTATTTTATTAAGATGCCAAGAAAGGATAGTTTATGGATATTTTAGCTTTAGCGTTCGTATTTGTCATAGGATTTCTATTCGGTGGCATGTATGTCGGCAATATCGCTGATAAAGAAGCCGAAGAAATGCGAGTTAAGAAAATTTTAGATTAAATTATTTTTTCTTCTTTGGTTTAGCTGAGTAAGTATTAACACTAATTCCTAAAGCGTCCAAAATCATACTCATTAAAATATCAGCAGATTTTGGATTCTTTTTTAATTCTTCATAAGTAGCTACAGGAATTGGTTCCAGCAGGTTTTTAAGTTCATTAACAGGCGTAGGCGAATTGCCGTTAAAATCAGCTCCTTCCAGTAAGTCTTTGATTACAGAAGCCATCGGGCTTAATTTATTTTCCAAGAAATTAACTACTACATCTTTCCCAGTTTGCGCTCCATACATGGGTGCGCCTGTTTTAGTTTTGGCGTTTAATTGGGTGACTTTACCTGTCGTAGAACTTTTAGAGGACATAGTAATCAAGCGCGAGGCCAATGTTACCAATGAACTCATACCGCCAGTTACGTCGAAGCGGGTATCGCCGACACGGATTTTGCCAAAATCAGCACTACGAGGATCAGTTTCTACTGATCCTGGTTTAACTGCATTGGCAATAGTCAGAACACCTGCAATACCGCTAATGACTTTAACCAAATTTATGGCTGCCTGTTTGCGCGCAAATGGGCTAATACCGGAATCAAATGCATGAGCAGTTAATAAATCTATATGACTTTTAATCAAGCGGGGTGAGAAAAAAACATTATTGACTATACTAGCCGCACTTTCGCCTCTCTGCCCAAATGTTCCTCTGCCTGTTAAAGAATTAGAAATTTTGCCGATTCCTGTAATATCAGCGCCTAATTTTTGAGCAATATCGTAATAGCGGTCAAAAATATCAGCACGCGTCCTGTATTGAAAGGCAGTAAACGCGGTTTCGGAAGCTTTAAAAATCCTGCCTGCAATAGGGATTTTTTCAGGCAGACTGGTAGGGAATGCTTCTTCAGTCACGCCAACAGCTAATCCTTCCTTTTTATATAATCCTGATAGAGCATTGGGTCTTGAGTTAACTTCTGCCCGAACTTCATCCATAACTGCCCTACCACCGAATACCTGAACAATATCCTTAAATGAATTAACAGAATTTTTTAACCATGTTTTAGGATGAGTAAAAAGCACTTTTAAGCCTTGCCGGCCAATTACGCTGTTATCCAATGTTGCTTTTAAGCTTTTGGCCAAGCCAGCTAAATTAGAAATGCTTTTGGCCGCTGCCTTGCCAGGAGCTGCTTTAAAATCAGCGACAGTTAATTTTTTGCTTTCGTTTTTTAAATCAGAAACATAATTTTGCAGAGCCACATCAGCTCTGCCGTAATTCATCCGGCTTTCTGAACCTTTGGGCGAATTGGGATCAATTTTAATTTTTGTGTCAGTTGCAGTTTTAGCCAAATCCGTAATTTTTGCCGCTTCAGCTAAAGTTACAGTAGCTCCTAGTTTATGAGCCGCTAAATCAGCTAGAAACAGTTTCTCTTCCGCGGGACTTAAAACCTTATCCATTTTATTTATCTTAGATAGAATATCAGTTTTAACTTGCTCTTTCATTCCGCTTATGGATTTGGCCCAAGTAATCATGCCCGCCTGCTGATTTTTTAATAAAAGTTTGCTTTCAAAAAGAGCGTTTACTTGTTTGGCGTTAGTTTCTCCCAAAAACTCTGCAAAATAAGCTCGCCGGTCTTTAGAAGAAAGATCAGAGAGTTTTTCAGGATTAACTCGCCCGTCTTTAATGCGGGTTAAAAATTCATCCGCTAGTTTTGGAATAAGACAAAATGCCATTTAACACCTCAGGCTTTCGACAAAACTCGACCAATTAGCTTTAGTCTGAGTTTTCTCTATTTTCTTTTTAATCTCTTTGGCTATATCGCTTTTCAGCCGTTCTAAATCTTTTGCTCCTTTTAGTTTAGCTTGTTCGCGAGCGACAGCCGCTTGTTCCCTTGCTTTGATAACTTCCTGAATCTTAGCCACAGGCGAATCCGGCTGGCGTTCTGCCAGCATTCTGATTCTTTGACCCATGCCTGTTGCTTCGGAAGTTAAACTGGACGCTGTTGCCAGTTCTCTCAGCGTTGCCACATCTCCATTTTTCAAAGCTTGATCTTCAACTGCGGTAAATACTGATTCTGGCAGTAAACCCTCTGGCGGGCGTTCTGTTCCCATGGCAATTCTGCCTGCTCTGGCAGGATCATTGCTTAATAACTCTGCTGCCACTCTGGCTTGTTCTTTGACATTAACTGTGGCATATTCAGGCTTATCTTCAAATCCAAGCGTTAGTTTAGCTTCAATGGCTTTCTGTTCCACGCCCAAAGCGAGTTTGCTTGTCTTTATCTCCGGCGTACTTACTTGGGGTTGGGTTATAGGGACTGTTTTAGGTTGATTTGCTTTATTCCAAATATCAGTTAGTTGGGATTTGGAAATGAGTTTTAATTTCTCTTTATTAAATACAACAGTTTCCACCATTTCATCATGTGGCGAACTTGTATGATACCCATCATAACCAGCTTGTCTTAATTTATTTATGTCTTTACCAAATTTATTCGCTGTTGCTTCGTCGGCTAACTTTAAATTCTTTGAAGAAAACGCTAATAATTCTCCTATTCCCCCCTCTGGTCGTGGCCCAGCATATAATTTTCCAGTAGCTTCATCCAAAGTAAGAGCAACAGAAGCATTAGCAGAAACCTTGTCACCAAGTAAATCAATACCCTTTTTTGCTGTTTCCGATGTAAATCCACCCGCCTTTTTAATTGCACTTGCCGATTCTTTACTTGTACCGTGATATAAAAGTTCCTGTGCCTTCACAAACTCCTCCGCACTTGTATACTTCTTAGCTTCTTGAATTAAGGGGTCTACCTTAGGAGTTATCGCCTCTGTAGGGGCTATTTCTGGTGTTGGTTTAGTAGTCCCCGGTTCTTGTACCCGTGCTTGGACTTCAGGAGGAAGCGGGTTAGCTTTAGGAAACTCATTGGGAATTTTAGTAGCAGTCGGGGTTTTTGATTCAGTTATTGCTTCAACTGCCTTGCCCTTAACGATGTTAAATAAGCGACTTCCTGCTTCAAATAAGCCCAATCCGACTAAATCATGCATCATTTGATTTGCCCGTTGTTTTGCAGTTGCTTCTCTCGGAATTTGAGTTTGACCTGCTCCTAGAAAACCAAGGGTAGTTCCAATTCCACTTGATATAGCTTCTGCGGTAGGAGTTACTGCTGAACCTGCGGAAATTCCAATTTCTCCTCCTATACCTCCAGCAGCTATAAAAGGAGCTGCTTGCCCTGCTACATGGAAAGCTTCAGAAATTGCTTGTTGAGTTGGCTGCCCAGTCAAATCTCTTCCGTTTAAATATTTATCCAAAATTTCAGAAGTTGCCTGCAATAAAGATATTCTGTCTCCTCCTGCTTTCTCGGGAAGGAGATTTATAATTGCATTCGTTACAACATCCGCCAATCCTCTAGTAGCAGAACCTACGACAGTTTCAGCAGTCTTAATCGGGTGGCTGACAGTTTCTTTTGCAAGTTTAAAAGCAGAATTAGGAAGATTTAAAAGTGTATCTTCGATAATTTTGGGATTGCGGGCTTCCTCATGCGTGATTGTTGGAGCAATTATTTGGGCAATATTATCATATAAATAATTTCCAATTTTCTTAGTTGCTCCCAGAAGATTGTGGGGCTGTAAAGCTTCGGTTATAGGATTAGATTTGGGAAACTGGACATTAAGCTGATTATTCGGATTAAGCGGATTCATTACATGAGTTGATACATCCTGACTGAATTTGTTGTATACGGGAGACGGGGGGGTTGGTTTTGACCAATCAGGAACTCCGCCAGCTTTGGTTGTTGGCTTAGTAATTGTCGGAGTTTTAACTGTTGACCAAGGTTTAATCGGCATTATTCTTTTACCCCAAAATATTTATCTATAGAATTAGGATTGACGTAACCTGAAAAATTATCAATAAAATCCTTAGCCAAATGACCAGAGTTTATCCAATCATTATATGCCCGCTTCCAATCTGTGACATTAACATAGCCATCAGTCCCGGCAACCAAAGAAAGATTCTGATTAGTCTGGGATATATCCGTTTGTTTTAACTGATCTTGGCTTTGGTTATATGTAATGTTGTTGGTTACTGCCCGTTTTCTATTGGCGTCAAGATTTTGATAATCATTATATGAACCGGTATAGCCTCCCTGTTTTGCCAAAATATATTCTTGATAACTTGCAGGATACTTGGAGTAATCAGCAGCAGCTTTGACATCAGAAATTAATCCCTTAGCATAAGCATCTTCAAAAGAAGTCACATTAGCCGCTTTGAAGAACTCGGCAGGAGTGGCATAAGTTTCACCTGTTCGGGCATTGAAAAATTCTCCATTGCTGTTGGCAAATTGCGTTCTAACATTATTGGACAATGCCAAAGCTAAATTAGCTTTAATTTTGTCTTTTCGTTCCGCTACTTTGTCGGCTTGGTCTTTAAGATACTGCTGTTGGGCTTGAGCTTGAATTTTTTGCTCCTTGTCCAATTGAGGCAAGATAGCATTTATTTGGGCTTGTTTAACTTTAATTTTATCCTCAATCGTCGCATACTTGGCATCAACCGCCCGATTAGCAGTTTCCTGCGCCAATGCCAGATTACCCTGCGCGACCTGCGCTCTGGCTGTAATCAACCCTATATCAGCCGCTTTAGCTCGTTGTAAGCCCGCCTGTTGGGCATTGTAGACAGCGGCGGTTTCCACAGCTCCGCCACCCGCACCTAACCCTGAAAACATTTTCTCGTATTCAGCATTTTTAGTAATCAGCTCATTGTTAATATCAGTCAAAGCTTTTTTGGCGGCTGTCGCCCCCGAAGCATTTTCAGCGTCAATTTGAGCCTGCTCTCTGCCTGTATCCTGTCCGGTTAAGCCTGATATGTCATTCAGCAATCCTTGGTATTGGGTATCTGTCGCAGTTTGGGGCGGAGTTAATTCCTTTATGTAATCCGCCATGGTTTTTTCAGTCGCAGTGCCTCCGCCAGCCAAACCCGTTGTTGCGGTAGTATCCGCATTAAGTTGCGCCAAGTCTAAACTAACGCCTGAAGATATTTGGTCAGGTTTCATAATTATGGGATTTTTTGCGGATGAATCTCCTTGCGGCATCTGCGCAAAAAAAGTCTGCCCGTTTTGGGTATACGGATTGGCATATTGCTGGGCAATATCAGGTGATGTATAAGTGTCCGCCATAAATTCTAAGTCAAAGCCGCGTAGCTCCAGACATGGTTAATAGTGTCATAAATATAAATTCTTTTCGTTCCAGCATTGGAATAATAAATAATCTGGTCTAAATAGTTACGAGGAGTATACGTAGGAACTATATCTATTGTGCGGAATTTTCCAAAAATATCCGAACCGAATTTAAATTCGTCCAAAGAAATATCCGGCATATCAGGCTTGATTTCCGCTAATTCCTTTATCATAAATCCTGTCCCCCATCTTCCAATGGCGTGGCGTAAACTGATACGCGCTGAATCGCCGCCCCATTATTAGCTATTACATCAGTATAAATCTCTTCGAACTTATCAGGACTATTCGTTCCTGGCACTCGCCTAAATATTAAAGTTTGTTTAGAACCAGCTGCAGAAAAATTTATAGTTTCATCTGAAAGACTTGTCCCGTTGCCGTTAAATATCTGAACTTGAACTGATTGCGTAGCTACTAGCGGAGCGGTTAAAACGACTTTTGTATAATCATATCTATGTGGTCTATTCATTGTCTGAACTGTTGTTTTAATTTCTGCCCAACCTCTAGTGCCTGAGTTATGAATGAGTATTCCTGGCTGGGCATCTGCTGTCCATAGCTGTTCACCTATTGAAATCAACGAATAAACATCAAAAGAAGAAACTGAGGGATAAGGCTCATAAAAAATCTTGGGTTGCCCTGTTATAGGATTGCCATAAGCATAGATTCTTCCTTGAATAGTTGCATCCGAAGAGCCTTGCACCCAATAAAGAGAACCTTTGCTAGCAGATATCTGATAGGAATTAAAAGGCTTGCCTTTAGTTAAAGCGTACGTTCCTGTAAATGGGCGGATCATCTTAGGAGAAGTAGCTGAATTGCAAACATAAATACCATTGTAGCCGAAGAAGTAAATGCCATTATCAATAAATTTCCCGCCGATTAAATAATTCTCGCCCACTAAATCATAAACAACATCAGGCAGAATTTTTGTACCTGAACTTTGGGTTTTAACCATGTCCCAGAAATAGATACGCGCTCGATAATCACCGAGTTTTAATTTTGACAACTGCTGGGTATTATTGTCCGCCAAAATTACCAGATATCTGCCGTCATTGATTAAATCTCTTACTGTAAAATTAGCGTCTATATCTATTTTAAAATTGCCAGCTGTTCCAGTTGAAGAAGTTATAACATAAATGCATGGATTCCCGCCCGCATATAAATTGCCATCCGCCCCAATCACCATTGGCCTGCTTTCAAGCACATCATTCCAACTGGCAAATATCTGAACATCTGAACCTGCCGCAACCGGCAATGCGTTTATTCGCAAATCACTAGTTGCTCCCCCATCAGGAGCATAAACATATTTGCCATTCCAAATAATCGCTCCTCTGATAGTTGTTCTAGGGGTAATTTCACTGGTGACATCAGTTACCGTATAAGGAGAATCTTTTAAAATCCGCAAAAGATGACCATCCAACGCTCCATAAACATAGTTTGTTGTTCCATTTGTCCAACTAGATAAAAACTTAACGGCAGCTGGTGATCCGCTTAACATTGGCACAAAAGGAGTCCCTGATAAGGATGGGCGCATAACTCCCGACTGCTCAAAAGGATCAAATGAAAAATAGGACTGAAACAATCCGCCAATCGGCAGATTGGGCTGGGCGGATTTTCCTTTAAGAAAATCAGTTCCTTTAATTTCAATGATTTTAGATGACATTTTTTAGCTTGGGTCAAATTCTATGGTTGCCCCTGAAATTCGACCCGTATTATTTGTAATACCGCCTGAAACTATTTTAAGACTGATTAAATCACCAGCAGCAATAGTAAAAGAATGAGTAGTATCTGACAGAAGTCCAGCCGTTCCTCCGACAGTCGCAGTTACGGTTACTGAAGTATCAACTCCATTTTTTCTAATTGTATAAATAATTGTTTGACCGCCAGTTCCGGCAAGCGTGTCAAACTGGTGAAGATAAAAATTCTTGAATGTTCCTGCTATCGGCATTGGAAATTGAGCGTTTGATTCCGTTCCTTCGGTTCCAGCAAAATTCATCCAGTTATAAATTGTTGAATTGGCAATCATTGAGATTTCAGTAGCAATAGGAAATACTGTTTTAACCAAAGAAACAGAAGGAACATCCCAAGTTGCGTCTCCTCTAAGGAACTTGGTTGCGTCATTGGGAGCTTTGGGAGCAAAACCATGCTTGCTTGTTGAAACATTATTAGTCGTAACATCAGTAGTTGTAAGAGTGACATCTGTCTGATCTCCGGTATTTGTGCCTGAGCTAGTACCGGAGCCGGACGGATATAAAGTATCAAAATAAGTTTTCAAAAAAGCCTTGATACTTGTCCAAGTAATTTTTTTGGTTTGCACCGCCACTAAATCCACCATCGGCACTATGTCGGAGTTCGCCGGGGAAGTATCAGCAGTCAATTCACTAATTTTTTTGTCGGCCATATTAGAAATTCCTTGTATCGAGATTAAAAATAACTGGATTTGAAGGATTATCTATAATTATTTTACTGCCGTCTTCTAACAATAAAAACGAATCATCTTCCGATAAAATAAAGAAATTATCACCCGTTACATCTCTTAAATCTTGGTTAAGAGTTAAAGCTCCCGTGCGAGTATCGGCAACAAAACTCATCTAGAACTCCTTATCATAGGCATAATCCGATTATTAGTTGGAGATTTGGCCGAATACCAGTCTTCCAACTCTCTAATCAGCCCTTTAATGTTGGCGTTATTGCCGTATAAATCTACGGCTAAACGATTGGCTAAATCAGGCTTGTAGAGTTTGGCGTATTCAAAGGACGCCCCAACCGCGCAAAACTTATGAAATTGCAGGTCAAATCCAGGAGTTAGCGTATCAGTCCCTGTTGTGGCAAATTCTTTAGGCGTGCGGAAAAATTCAACGTAAACTTTTGCCCCTGCCGCGACTTGGGCTGCGGTAAATTTGGGATACAATAAAAGGCCTTGAGCTATTAAGTCATAGGCTGGAGTTTGCAGAGAGAATATTGCGTCGGCATTGGTGGCATTTAGCGCCAACCATCGCCGGTCATTATCGTCAAAGGCTTTGGCAGGAGTGTAATTTACGCCGTCATAGGAAACATTAACCAGCTTGATTTTAAGCATGGCGTAACTCGGGTCGAAATTATAATCGCGGTTAGTCGTGCCCGTAAATGTTCCTGTCGGAGCAGTTGGGTAATTTGGATCATCAATGTGGTATCCATCGTAGGCCAAAATTGCATAATCAAAACCTATTTTTGACCAATTGTTCATCCATCTAGTAAATTGTTGAAAAAGGGCAGGATTTCCAGAGATACCAGTCGCTCCTAAACCACAAATATCTTCAGCCTCTTGAATTAACCCTAGCCGGCCTGATGGGTCATTAAAAATCATAAATTACTCTTTAATAATTATGTGGACATATTTGAGAAGTACGTTTACCACAATTGCAGTTATAACATAGAACTTGATACCCTAATGGATAATTATTCTTTTGAAGCCATCTGTAGAATACATAGCCACCGTTTCTTTTCGTTTTATTTCGTTCCTGAGTTCCGCCTCCATTGATATGATCAATTGTTAAAAATTCAAATATAGATTCTCTACAACAAGCACAAATTGGTTTACCTTTAGAATAATGCGTAAAAACGTCAATTTTAATCCTATATTGATAATTGGGCATTATTACTGTGACTCGTCGATTTCTGTATCTATCAGCTCTTATCTTAAATTGATCCTTATGAGTTCGATAATACTTCAAGTGCGTTAAACGCCTACTCTCAGGATGTTCTTTTGCCCATTGAATTTTATAAGCATTTCGTTTTTGTAAATCTTTATATGGCATAATTAGTCGCTTAATTACGTTTTTATGGGCTGGGGCGGAGAGCGACCTCACACCCCACTTACGAGAGCTACTACCCAAAAATTGCTTTTGTTATATTTCTTTAACTATACCCTTATTTTTTTGATTTCTCCAACTTTTTTCTGAATTTTGTTTCAAAATCCGCCAAATGGGAAAAGATTGTGCCAATCATCTCGCCATTTTCCAATTTAACGTCATAAATATCCTCATAATCGTTCTCCAAATGGGGAGTCATAAGCCTGCGGGTCAGAGGAATGATTCTGTCTTTTATTTGTTGAGCTTTAAGCGCTTTTTTATTGCGCTCGGTTTCCAAATCTTTCTTAATTTTTTCCAATTCTTGGTGTTTTTTACGCAGTTCGGGATCAGTTTGCTTGCTCATGCGCTCAAATATTTCTTTTTCAACTGCTTGTATCTTATTTTTAAACTCATTAGCCACATTATCCATGTCTTTTATAATAGCTTTGCCTTTTTCTTTCAGATCAGCAACATCAACCTTAGCCTCCTGCGCCTGCAGGCGTATATCAATTTTGCCCATTTCCAACTCTGTCTCTTCAATCTGCCTAGAAAATTCCCGACCTTGTTCAATCAGTTCGCCTTTCTCCAATTCCAGCTTTAAAAGTTTGGGATGGTCAAGTTTTACTCTTCGTGGATACATAAATTTATTTAAAAATATCAGGCAACGAATCTTTCATAACCTCAAAAGCGTCATGGCGGGTATTACTAGCCAGCATGTCGGTTATCAGCGAGCCTTTATGAATCCGATAATGGAACAAAGGCAGGGGAATAGTGGCCACGGTAAATCCCAACTTGGTTGCCCGAATCCAAGCCTGCCAATCTTGATAAACTTTCAGTTTCTCGTCGTACATGAATCCATATTCTTTTAGCATAGCCTCATAAACTTTTCTTTTGTACATAGAGGAGCAGTTAATCTTATTGCCATTAAGAAAATCTTTATGAGTGGGATTGGGATGGAAATAGTGAATTTCTCCTCTATCGCCAAATTCTTTTTGCCAGACTCCGACTATATCCGTTTTTTTAGCTTCAAACCATTGCAAGGATAATTCCACCAACTCTTTATCAATGTAATCATCGCAATCAAGTTCCATTAAGTATTGGCCTTTGCTATGAGCTAACCCTGTGTTCATGGCAGCGCTCAACCCTTTGTTTGTTTCGTGCTTCAAATACTTAACTGAATACTGTTTTACTATATCCTCCGTTTTATCCGTGCTGGCGTCATTGACCACAATAATCTCTATATTCTTGTATGTCTGAGCCAAAGCGGAGTCTAAAGCTTGCCTGATGTATTGTTCGCCATTATATACGGGAATAACAATGCTGACTAAGTCCATAAATCTTTGTGTTTGTTGTGGATATATTCCAAAATTTCCTGTTCCATGCTATCTGCTCTTAAGGCCATACTATCAGCTTTCATGCGGTAATTAAACAGAAGTTCGTTAATCGGAGTAAATTTCACTTCCCGTTTCAATAAGGACAACCAGAAGTCATAATCTTCTTTTCCCAGTTTCATTTCCTCATCAAATCCGCCTACGGCTTGCCAGTCTTTTTTATCAAACATGGAGCAGCAGGTTATTCGATTTTGAATCTTAAATGCTTCCAAGGTTAAGTCTTGGTAAGGCAGGACCCAAGCCTCTAGCCTGTCCCCAAAATTATGCACTCCGACAACTGCCACGCCCTGAATATTCTGACATTTTTCCACCATAGTCGGTTCAATAGTATCATCCGAATCCAAACATAGAATCCTGACTCCCTGGGCATGGCGAATACCCGTATTTCTGGCGGCTGACAATCCCCGATTAAACATATGAGAAACCAATTTAACCGGATATTTGGAAGCGATTTTAAAGCTGTCGTCAATCGAACCATCGTCAACCACGATTACCTCCACAGGAACAGTTTGAGCCAGCGCTGATTCAATAGCCTCGGCTAAGTATTCTTCCTGGTTAAATACCGGGATTATTACGGAACAGTTCGGCATATTTGCTTCTGTTATTGGTTAAGTATTCCGGCCATTGGCTTTCGTCTATCTCGTATTTAAAATCTCTGCCTAAAAAGTCTTTATTGGCTTTAATATTCTTTTCCAGATTATTCAAGACATAATCAGCGGCGTAACTCTCGGCAGTATAACTGTCCGTTAATTTCCGTCTTAAATCTTTGGCTAAGCTGGTGAAGTGCCAGCCATTGCCGATTATGGAATGTTTAGCCGTCCGCAGATGATTCAAACAGCCATCCTTAATGTCTTTATATTTGCATAATAAAGTTCCAGCCCATTGCTCATCGCTTTTATTGTTCAAATAATAAACATAAACGATCTGGTTAATCCTGTAAATTCCCTCGGGAATTATGGATAGAGATTTGGGATCATAAATTTCATCGCAGTCGGAAATAAAAACTATATCCTCAGCATCTAAGCCTATCAAAGCTTTTTTAATCCTCTCCTTTTGCAGAAACTCATGGAGAAAATGAGCAGGGCCTTTGGTATTGGGGCTGTTCTCGGCCAGATCAATTTCTTCTGCGGTAAAGTCATCGCCAATCATATAATATTCTATGGAAAATTTTTGGTATTTTTCCAAATCTTCCAGATAATACAAAGGTTTGCTTTTGCCGCTGAAGGTTGAGGTCGCTTCGCAGACTATGAAATAATCGACAAAATCCTTAAGAATATTCAATCTTAAATCCAAGACTTCTTTCTCGCCGTTGAATAACACGCAATCCACGATTTTCATATGGTATGAATAATCCGCTGTTCCCTTAATTTAAGTCCTGAAGTCCACAAAGTATCCAGACAGCGTTCAATAATATGGCTTTCCCCGCTTAACTGGTGATGTTCTACCATTGTCCGCATATCCTGATACAGACTTTTCGGCAGGCGCAAAATCTGGCCTTTAGGGACGATATAATTAGCGCCTGGGGCAAACCGCAGATAGGTTGGATAGTAGTGGTCTTGATAGACAAAATCAAAAAATTCATTAGGGTTCCTGACATAAAGAATGTTATGGTACATATTCAAATAATTATGCTCCATATAGCCGTGATCCCAGTAAGAATCCGTCATGCGAAATTCCAGCTTTTCTTTTTCGACAATCGGCGTGAAATAATCATTGTTCATAACGCTCTCAAAATATTCTTTGCTGACATGGCGGTTAATAACGTTTCCTTTAATCAGCATTAGAATTTCCGGTAAATTTTTATAATGTTCAATGATGTATGTAAAATAAGCATAAAGGTTAAACCCTACATTCGGAATCCGTATATCCCTATAACCTAATAAATTTTTTTCTGGGTAGTTTGGAACAGGGTCAGACTTGTCGTAAATCTGATAGTTACATGTATACTTTTTGATCCAGTCAGCATCGCTGTTATATTTAGAAATCACTACAAAAGTATCATCTCTAATTTTCATACTTTTATAAAATATCCTTTGTTATTTCGTTTTTTTGATTTCTTAAAATCATATTTTTTATGACAACTTCGGCAGAATTGAATAAAACTATCTTTCTTCCTATCATTATAGTTTCTTCCTTTTTTCAAAGCCCAATCAAATTTTTGAGGAAATAATAAAATTCCATTCTTAGTTTTTCTAGGATAAATACATTCAGAATTTTCACATTTTTTAGCATTACCAAATTGTGATTTTATCCAATCATGAACAGCACCGTACTTCGCCTTTTTACCTTTCCAAAAAGGCGATTCTATACCTTTTCTATGAGAAATAGCCTGTCTATGATAGCATTTCATTGAACAAAATTTACCACCTCCTTTTTTAAAATTAGATGGCCAAGGAATAAATATTTTTTTACATTCTAAACATTTCTTTTCCATAACCATATGGATATCATACCCAGTAAAGAAATGCAATTATATATAAGTGAATTTTTTATATTCATTTTGGGGAAGTTTCCAGTAGCCAACATTGCGTCCAGCCCAAAAACGGGGCACCAAAACTAATTTTACATTCTCATTTAATAAAGCCGGCAGTACGGCGAAACTGGAATTGGAAAGAATCAAATAATTAGCATAGCGGATCATCCGCCAATCCCTGCCAATCTCGTGCATAACTTCAAAATCAGGGAAAAATTTCAAAGCTTCTTCCATATCGTCGGTAACCACAATGAATTTCTTTGCTCCTTTGGCTTTCATTTCCGAAACCGCCAGACTCCAGTAATCATGGGTTAAATACAAATCAGCAACGCCTTTATATTCTCCGCCTCGAAAGTTTATAACACATAGATTCTTGGGCATTTTTAGAGGTTCAACCGCCAGCCATTTGTCGATTTCCATAAGCCTATGCTTCCAATAATTCTCATCCTGCCATAAGCCCATTATCAGAGTGTTGTCCTTAATATCTTTCACCCGCTTGTCATAGCCTCGAATATCCACGCCTTCAGGCGTATCAATTCTTTGTTCGCTGAATTTAAACCTCAGCCATTGAAGATTTCTGCCAAAATCCAGATTCATAAAGGAACTACCCTTAAATAATTCCGGGTGGCCTATGCCAAAATCCGTGTTTAAATCCAAAGCTAAAACACGGCACATTACATATGAAAATAACTGGTTGCCCAAACCCATTCCTTCCTCCAAATTAGTGGCTATCATAGTGAGTGAAAAGCGAAAGTTTTTTTAATGTCTTTATTCTCCTCTATCTCATGCTCTTTGCTGAAATACTTAGCAACCTCCAATGGGGCAAACTTACAATCTTGTTCCTCTAGCCAATCCCTTTGCCAGACGCATATCGCTCCGTCCTCGTTGTTATTTCCATGATGATATTCCATTAGCCTAATTGCCGCTAAATCCATTAATTTTTTGCTTCTTAAGCTGACTGAATTGCCGACCCGAATCAATCTGCCTAAAAGCGTTCTATATGAATAATTATCTTTAGGCATTGGCCAAGGTGCTCCGATAAAATCATAATTGAGCCATTCATCTTTCCAAAGTTCGGGGTGAATAATATATCCGTCATGATGAATAAATAAGCAATAGTCAGTTTCAATGTGTCTAGGCAATTCGTAAATCACCGCCTCATTCCAAGTTCCAATATCTTTTATTTGTTCCAGCTCAATCAGTTTAACGGCTCCGAACTTTATATCTTTACAGCTTTTCCTTATCGCTTCCTTATGCTCTTGTGTTTTATAGCCAACTCCGGTCATGCAAGCCAGAGTTATCATAGGCAATTTTATCATTGATAATCAGAAGGTAATTTAACTGTCTTAATATCTTTAATGCTCATAGGCTCAACATCAGGGCGGGTTTCTTTCGCCAATTCAAACATACTTTTTCGGCCTGTGCCTATATATATCAATTTAGACTTCTTATCCTCCTGCCATTCGCTAATTGCATAGTAAATCTTGGAAGCGATTTTATCCGCGTAATCTCCTAAAGTAAACATATCAGTAAATGCTTTGGGGTGAGGAAATGGTCTTGGCTTAAATAAAGTCCTGATAATCAGATAAGGCGTTGCTTGATAAGTAACCACGTGTTCTGCCAATCTTTTAGTCAGACTGTAAAAATTAATCGGCCTATGGGCATACTCGGTTGAAATAAACACAAACGGAACTTTGGGATACGCCAGCAACAGATTGAACGTACCGTTAACATTGGTTTCAAAACATTCTTGCCTATCAATTTCGGCTTGTTCAACTTTGGTGTAAGCAGCGCAATGAATCAGCAAATCTATGCCTTGATACGACGTAATCGGAGCTTGGGTAATATCCAAAAGCTTGTGCGGTGGAGCTATCACTTTCCAATCTCTCTTTTTACCCAATATCGGAATTAACTGCGAACCTAACAGCCCTGAACCGCCTGTTAAAAGAATGTTCATTTAAAGCCTCTAAAAGTTTGCTTAATATACTCCAACTGCTCCTCGCCCAATCCCTGATGTATGCCGATTAATAGCCCGTGTTTCATAACATAATCGGCATTAGGAAACTTCCTTGGGCGGTGGGAGCTGTAAAAAGCAGGATGTCTGGTAATGTTGCCTGAAAATATCGGGCGAGTTTGAATTTCATGCTCCTCCAGATACTTGACCAATTTATACCTGTTATCAACCAACAGAGGAAAAGCCAGCCAATTGGCGTGAAATTGCGTAAACGGCAATGTAAACTGCGGAAACTCCCGCTCAAAGAACTCCAGCAGGCTTATAAAGTTGGCTTTGCGCTTAGCCAAAAAACCATCCAGTCTTTTTAACTGCTCCAAGCCGAACGCGGCCATAGCCTCAACCGGCCTGAAATTAAATCCTTTTTCCACATACAAAAATTTATTGTCGTAAAGAAAGTTGCCGACAGTCTGGGTGTATCTGTCCGCGATAACTTCGCTCTCGGTCGCCCCTCGTCCCCAATCCCGCATGGTTCTGAATCTTTTAGCTAATGTCTCATCATCAGTCATAATCATGCCACCCCCGCCCATGGCAGTTATGATGTGCGAGCCGTAAAAAGAAGTTATGGCTATGTGTCCCGAAGATTCGCAGATAGTATCGCAATCATCTTCGATATAAATTATATTTTTCTCATCACACAAAGCTCTTAACCTAGCCGAGTCCATGCGATTGCCCAGTAAGTTGGGAATTAAAACCGCCACAGTTTTTTTGGTTATCAACTTCTCGATATTTTCTATGGTCGGCAAGTAAGTGCTGATCTCCGAATCCACAAATACCGGCTTGTGTCCTGTCTGAATAATCGGAGCAAGCGTCGTGGCAAAAGTCAGAGCCGGCGTGATAACTTCGCCTTTGGGCAAGATAGTGCAAGCCAAAAGATTGGCGCTGCTGCCTGAATTGACAAAAACCGCATATTTTTTATTAAACAGCTTGGCGATCTGCTTTTCAAACTCCTCTGACAACGGCCCGACTGAGAGCATGGTGTTGCCCAATGCCAGCCATACGGCGTTCTTTTCTTCATCCCCGAATACAGCGGCTGAATACAAAATTTTCATAAGTATTTCTCCTTTAAATAATTTACTTCGGCTAATTTGCGTTCATCCGACAAGTTAAAAGTCGTCTGGTGATCGCCTGTGTTGATTATAACGTTAATGTCATAAACCAGCTTTGGCTCGCCAAACTTTTGTTTCATTCGGTAATAATAATCCAAATCCAACACCCAAGTCAGTTTGGTATTGAACAAAATCGGATTAGCCTGTTTGCGGATTGTGATAACGCTGGGCGAACCGATTGTATTAACCCCTTTAAGTATCTCATCACTGTAAGTTGGCCAATGGACTGAACCATCAGTATGCGTGCAGGATGTTGCCAGCCAATTATCCTTAGGCTTAAAGTGAGCGGCAATTACTTCCAACGCCCGGCTGTGATAAAGCCTATCGTCTTGATAAAGAATTTTAATCAAATCGCCATTGGCATAAAGCATGGCGGTATTGGTGTTCCCGGCCATTCCCGGAGTTCCCATGTTTTTAATAAATCTTAAAGGCAAATCTTTTTCTTCCTGGCAAAAATCCCTAATCTCATCATCCATAGAATCGTCAGTTACCACAACTTCAAAATCTTTGTATGTCTGCTGTTTCAGCATATCAAACGACTGCTTGAGAAACTCTAAGCCATATTTCATGTGATAAGTTGGGATGACTATTGAAATCATATTTGGCTTTCAATCCATTTATACAGTTTTAACAATCCCTCTTTAGTCGGTCTGCTTGGTTTCCAACCAAGTTTCTGTTCAATCAAAGTGTTATCCGAATTGCGTCCCCTGATGCCGACCGGGCCGTCAATATGGTTTATCTTTAGTTTTCTGCCTTTAAATTCCATAGCCCACTCTGCTAATTGGTTAATGGAAATCAACTCCGATGAGCCGATATTAACCGTCCCGACAAAATCCGATTGCATCAGTTTTTCCACTCCGTCCAGACATTCATCAATGTATAAAAAGGAACGAGTCTGTTCGCCGTCTCCCCACATTTCTATCTCATTGTCAGCCTCAATGACTTTACGGCAAATGGCGGCTGGAGCTTTCTCTCTGCCTCCTTTCCACGCACAATACGGCCCGAAAGTATTATGAAACCGAGCTAGTCGCACATTCAGCCCTTTGTTCTTATTGTACGACAAGTATAAATGTTCCGAGAACAGTTTTTCCCAACCATATTCATTGTCAGGCATAGCCGGGTAAGCGTCAGTCTCTTTGTAATCATAGTTGGTCAACTGGGCGGTAAGTTCATCAATCGGCGGATAAACGCAAGCTGAAGAGGAATAGAACACCTGTTTAACTTTATTAATGGTTGCGTAATGGGCAGTATTGATATTGATAAGCGCGTTGTCATGCAAAATTTCTGAATCGTTATCGCCAGTAAAAATTACCCCAGCTCCACCCATCCAAGCCGCAAGGGCATATAATCTATCAAAGGATATTTGGGGATGAGAAAACAATTTTTCCCAAACAGCAGGGTTGCGCAAATCGCCCAATAAAAACTCATCAGGTCTGGCAAATCTCGGCTTTTTTATGTCCACGCCCACGACATAATGGCCGTCTTGTTTCAAGCGCTTAATAAGATTCGACCCTATAAATCCTGAGCTTCCAGTAATTAAACAATTCATATTCTTTTCCATTCAGGCGGGCATTTCACCCGTTCAATTTTATCGGTAAACCACTCTTTAGGCGCGACCACAATCTTATCAGGATTGGGATTAAGATACGCCGCCCACCAGCCATAAGTGCTGTTGCAAATAATGTTGGATTTGCAACTTGCCATAAGTTTAAAGTCTTCCATTTCCGTTCCGAAAGAGAAAGTTTGATTTTTAAAAAATTTCTGTTCCATGCACCACTGGATATCGTCGCTGAATATCAAAAACTGCTCGTCAGGAAACATGGCCATAGCTTTTTGATAATAATCGGTTTCCCATAAGTTCACATAAAAAGGATTTTCAAAATACGCGGGTTCATCAGGATTGCTGGGATTTTTTCCGCGCCTGACATGAATGCTGACTCGGCTATCATAACCAATCCCTTCGCTGAACATAGCCTGCAACTCCACCTTGTACTTATCGAAGTACTCATAATTCTGCAAATAAATATCCGGTATCTTGCCCTCCCGCCATTGGGCGTAAATGTATGCACTTTGAAAAAACCTGTTTCCCAAACGCCCAAAATGTTTATCCAAAAAGTTTGGCATATTCCTGTTCCCATAAATGAATTTTAACAGCGATATTGTAATTTTCTAAAACATATTGCTTGGCTTTCTGTCCCCAATCCCGCCTTAAGCTTTTGTATCTTAAAAACATTTTTATTTCATCCATCCATTTGGAATTATCGATGATGACCCGCATAAATTGGCTGTCTTTAGGATTTTGCTGATAAGGACTGTCATTAGTTGTAAACCCCTGGGCTATAACCGGTATCTCCAGCATGGAAGCTTCCAAGAATTTAAGATTGCTTTTACACCGATTAAAATATCTGTCGGCTCTGGGAATAAGCATTAAATCCAGCCGCAATTCATTCAGAGTATCAAAATAATCTGCCATAGGCACCAGCGGTTGCCATTCAATATTCAAACTTTCCCAGAAAGCGTAATCTTTGGCATGAACTTTTTGAACAACCCTTGCCGTATCCTCATCTTTGGCAGGCAAGCCAAACAAAACCAATTGCACATCATTTTTTCTGTTCAGCGACTCCAAAACCTGCTTAAATCCCTGCCAATCTGATTCGTAAGCGGTTGAGCCGACTACGCCAATGCGAACCTTATCGCCCTCGTTTCTTAAAGGCTCGGGCCAGGCATTAGGATCAATGCAGTTCGGCAAAACAGCGACATTGTCATTCAACTCCCTGTATTCTTTAGCCAAAAATTCCGTGGGACAAGTAATCAAATCAGCTTTGCGTCCAAATTCATCCAAATATTTATTAACTTTATCCAAAAGATACTCAAATTTATGCCCGTCAATATCCTTATATGTATCGTCTGAATCCATGACAATCTTCTTGCCCAGTTTTCTAAGCGTATCGGCAATCTGCAAGCAGCGTTCGTCATTCGGCCTCTGAAAGACGACAATGTCCGCGTCCATGCAAGCCTGAGCCATTGAATTTTCATTAAAATGCCAGTTTCTTAAACTGGTCTTGTCGCCATCCCAGCCGCCGGCTATTAAAGGCGTCAAACAGCGATAGAAATAACAGCCTTCCTGCATGGACAGAGTAAAATAAACCTTCAAGAAGCCTCCAACTTTTTTAATTCCTCTTTCATTCTGGCAATCTCTTGCTGTTTTTGTAATTTCAAATCAGCCAAACGCTTTTCAGCTTCAGCTATCTGCTCAGTTATGGATAGATTAGTTTTGGTTTCTTGTGGAACAGTTTGTTTTTTAGCCAGCCCTTCTATTTCTTCTTTGGTCGGAATGTAATCAGGAACATTTGGCTTTATAATCTGTTTTGTCTTGGGGTCAATAACATTGCCTTGAGAATCAATCCTGACTGATTCCTTTTTTATATTCGGAGAAAGTATCACGCCATTCATAAATTGCCTAATTTTTTAATATTAAAAAATTGACCAAATAAATATTTTGCTTTTTGATTATAAATCTCGGCAGCTTGTTCTTTTGTTTCAAATAAACCAAGATGAAAATGTTTTTTATTAACTTGAATTTGCGCACGAAACTTCTTATTTTGTTTATCCCAAATTACACCTGTAAATCCAGAAATATTATTTTTTAATTTTATTTTATTCATTTGGTTTTGAGAACGCGTGCAAATTCTTAAATTCCGGCGGCGATTATCTAATTTATTATGATTGATATGATCTATTTCCATCCCTTTAGGACAGTTTATTATTAATAAATGAGCATAAATTTTTTTATAATTTTTTCCTTTTCCTAAATGATGGGCAATAGCATATCCGTAAGAGCTTAAATACCAAGAATATTTTTTAACTAAATCATATTTTTCATTATCTATTAAAAGATATTTATCTTGACCCCTTTTGCCGCCTAACGCTATTTTTTTCATTCAATTCCTATCAAGAAGGACACCGCCTTGTAAGTGGTGTCCTTTTTAATTACAAGGCTAACTGCAGTTATTATATCAGATTGTTTATGCCGCAGAGAGAATTGCGATTCCCGCGTTATCTCTGTTTTCAATCGTGCCGTAGAGCAAGTCTGCGGTCGTGACTGTTGATAGATATTCGGGAATATAGTGCGATTGCACTCTGACGCCATACTGCCCTGTCATGGAAGACGAACCCATTGATCCGCCGGTTCCCAAAGGGGACCGCGCCCAATGCAGAGCGTCTTTATGAGCCAAAGCGTTATAGCGCCCGACTGTGTTGGATACATTCTGAATATTGTTGGAGACAAATACCGGAATGCCATAGAGCAATGCGGCCGGTCTTTTCGCCGTTGGATCGTTGATTGGAGAATTAATTGCAAGAGAGAATTTATCAATCGATTGCAATTGTTTCCAAAAAACATTCGGCGAGAAGAAGAAAGCCACGTCCTGCGTCGTATCCAGGCCATTGGTTTCAAGCTGGGCGATTGCCGAGAGAATATCGCTGTCTTTTACATTAGCTGTTGAACTGCCCGCCGTGCCGGAAAATCCGCCAAACAGCGTGGCAAGAGCAACTTCCAATTTTTTAGCCATAGTGTAGCCGGCATTCTTGGCGTAGCGTTCCTGCAGATAGTAGGAATGCTTAACCTGCGCCGCTTCTCTATCCTCAATCGCAAAAGAAACTTCAAACCATTGGTCAACCGCCAGCGTAATTTTACTGTCCGTGGGGGCATTTAAAGTTACCGCTGTTGCGTTGAGTTTGGCGTTTGCCGCCATCTCAGTGGTTGTCGGGGTATAGAGAACATTACCGCCTTCAGCCAATTCACTTGATCGATCTACGAAGAAATCGGCAAGTAAGAGTTTTAATTTAAAGAACTCATTAACTTTATCTCCCCACAATGTAGGGATGTAACTAGCGAGAGTTGTTAAAGTCTCGGTAGTTGTGGGAAATGCCATTTTTTTACCTTATTTTTTCCGCCATTTCTTTTGCCAAAGCTTCATGCTCCTCGCGTGTCAGCTGAGTAATTGATTTTTCCTGTTTAACTGATGAGCCTCTGCTAGCGGAAAGTTTTGCCTTTTCTTTTTTGCGGTCAGCTTCCGCCCGTTCAAGATAACCCTGAAACAACGGAGTGTCCTTGGCTTTAAGCAAAGACAAATCTTTGGCCTTAGCAACGGCTTTTAATTCATCAAGATCATCAGCTTCCATGCCTTGCGCGATGAGTATGCCTTCTTCACGCAAAAGATAGTCGGAATTATTTATTGGTTGAACCTTAGCCTGCTCTTCCGCTTTTAGGCGTTCGGCCTTTAACAGCTTGGCCTCGGCTTCGGCTTTTTTAGCCCGTTCAAATAATCGCTTATTTGATTCTTTAATCTTTTCTATATCCTCAGTTTCCGTGTCAGCCACGGGTTCTTCGACATTATCGGTTTTTTCGGCTTCCTCTGCCGGCTCGATAGGAGTATCCAGCTCTACATCTTCGGCATCTTCTGCCATATGTTTGCCATTGATAGGCCAGGCATGGCCAATATGAGTGTATAAGCTACACCTGGAAACGGATTAAAACTCCGCTCCCAGCTAGAGCTTATTTTCTTTTCTTCTTTTTCCTTTTGGGCAGCTTCTCGGGGTGCGGCGTTTCTTTCATCCAGCGATTTGCCATGTCAGGCTTATTGGCATACATCCAGTGAAGTTGAGCTACACTTTTAAACGGCATTACATTCCTTTCGCGCCCCGGCTTTTGTGATACAAACCGACATTAGGCTTAGTACTGCCTTTTGGCTTTTTGCCGCCTTTCATCATATTCGGCTTGCTTGTTCCCTTAGTTTTACCGCCGACTTTTTTCATGCCCATTCCCGCGACACTTGTTCCTCGCATAAATTTATCTCGCTTCATTAGTTGGTTTAGCTTCCTTTTTAGGAGCATAATCCAACTCCATCTGATTAAACGCCCGATCGACCAGCTCAATGGCGTCAGCCGCGTGTTCAACGCTTTTGCGCTGATAGACGCGGTCAATTATTTCTTGATTAAAAACTGCAAACATGTACGACTTGACCGCTTCCCTTAATTTTTCATTCTGATAAAACTCAGCAATCATGCTCTGGCCGCTAATGACAATTGAGGTTGCTTGTTAGGAACTGTTTGAGCTGTTGGAACTTGTTGTTGCGGCTGCGCTTGCGGTGTCTGTTGTCCCTGCTGTTGCGCATCCTGCTGGGCTTGCATTTGCTTGGCCTGTTCCTGAATTGCCGCCATTAACGTTATGGGAGAAAGTCCGGCTCCTGACAGTTCCACAATTCTGACAAAGACCTGGGATAAGACAGGGTCCTGAAGCATAGTCGGATTTTTGGCCACCATCAGAAGAATATTGGACAGCGATTCCAAAGTCGCGGCTTTATTGCGCTGTTCGCCAGTTACGCTAAACGTCAATTTTAATTCCAAATCCTTGTAATAATCCTTGGGTATGTCCATGAAGCGATGGGTTTTGCTTTGCTGGACATTCTCCAAAGCAAACTTCTGATATGCCTCATACTCTTCCAAAGTCACTATCTGGTCATTGAGTATCTTTTGTATGGCCTGCTGATTGGCTACATGCAGAGAATAAGACTTATCAATGGCTTTCAATTCATCAGCAGAAAATTCATAGGCCAGAATATGTTTCCTGTTCAGCCGCTTGCTTAAATAGGGCAGTATCCAATCATAAAATATCTCGGAAACAAAAATACCCAACTCTTCTTTTAAATCGTCGAAAACGCTGAAACTTTGCTGGAGAATAGCCGCCTGCAGCCGATATGGAGTGCCTGAAGGCGGTGTTTCGCCCCGTTGCGCGGCATAAGCTGAAGAGGCTTTTTCCAGTTGCGTGTACCAAAGCGTGACATAATTCTCAAACTGCTGCATACCGCCTGTGGGGCTTAACTGCAAAGTCGTAATCGGCTTGCCGTCGTCATGCTCCAGAATTATGCCGTTATCCATGTCTGTCAGTATATTGCGCCCTTTCAGTTTTCTTGAAGCTGACTGGCCGATAACTTTAGCCGTGTACTCCATGGCCCGCTGCTGTTTCTGCACCGCGTCATTAGTCCAAACTTGGGCTTGCTCCGCTTCTTCCCAAACGCCGATTCCCAAACTGCGCCCTGATTTTTTCTTGCGCGGCAGATATTTATACACCCGTTCGGTATCATCCTCACAATACAATAAAACCTGCTTGGTATTTTCCTCGCCGGCAATGATATAGAACTGATAAGAGTATTTATTTTTGTCATTATCATCTGCTTTTTCCTGTTTTGCTTCTTTGTAATATTCAATCGGAAACTCGCCTCTAACTTCAAATACCGGCACGCGCTTGCTGGTAGCTTTCAAATCCACGCCGTATTTCTGAGCTTTGCGGGTTTTGCTGGCCAGCTTGATAGCCTCTTCGACATCCTGCCAGACATCCATTTTTCGGCTCAATTCTGACGGACTCATGTAATGCTTTTCAATAATCACGCCTTTTTCAATATCCAAAGGATCGCAGACGATATTTTTCCATTCAGGAACTTGTATCTCCAATTCTTTTTTGCCGTCATACTCTTCCAGGCATTTCTTGGCGATAACTCCGCCGTATCTGGTTCGGGTTTGTTTCAGTTCGTTTAAGGTCTGGCCGAAATTCATTTCTTTCATCCAATTCTGCAATTCTTTGCCTAAGAGAAACGACTTATCAAAGTCTTTCGGTTCATCCGCCGTAACCTGCAAATCCTTGGTATCCAAATCCACAGCAGCGTCTTCCACGTCGCAGATGGCATTGCCGATATTATAGAAAGGCTTCTCTTTGCCCAGTTCATCGACTTGCCCCAATAAATATTTGCTGGAGGAATAAAACTCAATCGTCCGTATCATTTCAGACATGGAAAAATTCAGGCCGTTGATTATTTCCAAAGCCGAAGTATTGTATGCCCCGATTATTTCATTGACTTCGCCGAATATTTTGAGATTCATCTCTTTAAGTTTACTACTTATTTAATTATCTGGCATTGTTTCTGGCAAGTTTGCGCCGTATAAGCTCCAATTCCAAAAGTTCCTCTTGCGTCATATCAGCATTGGGCGGGATTGAATCAAAATACCAGAATTTAATATCATCCCAATCCTCGTTTAATTTTCGGCCGTTAATCCAAGTCATCTGGATTGGTTGATTAATGCTCTTTGGCGGACCAAACTCCGTTCAAGTATTTCTTCCCGGCTGATAATCCCCTGCGGCTGGTTGCCCATAATGGCATACCTTAAACTATCGAGGGCATGGTCGTTTTCTTTAATTGGATTTTCCTGTTCATTGTGGTCAGGCTTCTTGTCAGGGTAGCTGTAAGTTTCCAATTCACTAATCAAAGCTACGCAATCCTTGTGGATATGCAGGCGATTCTGCTTAAACAGCTCTCTGACTTTGCTAATGCCGTTGGCTACCGAATCCTTGCCCTTAACAACTTCGCTGACTGATACGCCTTTTTGATTAAGCGCTTCAATCGCCCCCGGCGACTCAGGATCGGGATAGACACGATTGAATCCACAGGACGCGACATATTCCGCCACTTGGGCATCGGTTCTCCCTGTCTTATACCATTCTTTTTCAACCCAGTAATTGTCATCCTTATCCCGCCTGATTGATAAGACCGCGGCAGGGTTGGTAAATCCAAAATCAATCCCCGCGATATACTCCGCCGATTCAATCTCATGCTGGCTGTATAAATGCCTGTCCCTTGAAAAATCTTTATATACCAAGCCTTCAGTTTTTCTGAAATCCGCCAGATACTCCTGGGCAAACCTGTCCTCGGTAAGTTCGGCTCTGGCTTTATCCAGTTCTTCTTCGGGCAAGAAGGGATTGTCATAGCTGGTAAAATGAAAACTTTTAAAATCCTTATCCGTATTTTCCAAATTATACAAATCGAAAAAATGATTAAAGCCTTTGGGCGTGGAAATAAACATAACCTCACCCTTGCGGTCAGTCAGCGTTGGCCTAAGTACTTCCTGCCAATTCAGCCAGAAATTTTTATAGCCTGAAACTTCGTCTAAGACTAAAAAATCGTTAAATGTGCCTCTGGCGGTTTCCACAGACTCCCAGCCTCGCAAAGTAATCAGCGATATGCCTCTATCCTGGGTTTTGATTTTCAATTCCAGCCGGCTTTCATTGACCTTGTGGATTAAAGGCTGGGCTTGGCGCAAGAGTTCTGCCCAGGCAATATCTCTAGCCTGTTGATAAGTCGGGGCAATATAGCTTATCCGCCTATTTTTCTGGGCAAATGCTTTGGCAATCATCTCCAATACGGCCAGAGTGGTTTTGCCAAACCTACGCCCCGTGTTCAGGACCCGGTAGCGGTGACGATCCTGGGCTATTATCGACTGTTTCGGGGTTAGATTCATCGATATTGTTTTTCTCTGCTAATTCTTTGGCTATTTGCACGTAAATAGGCTTTGTAGGGTCATCACCAGCATCGGGTATGGCTTTGCCATAAAGCTTTATCATTTGCTCAACTGCCCATTTCTTATCAGGTTTATTTTTGCCTTCAATGCAGGATTTTATAAAATCAAAAGTCGGACCCGCTAACTCGGTCATATATTTCACGACTTCAATTTCTTCTTTCATGCTTTTTCTGCCACCAGCCATTGGATATTAACTCCTTGTTTACTGCTAATTTTATTGCTTTTATTTTGCCACATTCTTACAAATCTGGCTAATTTTATCCACAAGTTAGATGTGGTATAATTCAATCAGTAGTTTAAATTACGCAAAGCCTGTTAGACTGTAAGAACCCTACCACATGGTTGGTTGGTCTGTAACTCTAACAGGTCAGCCCAACCGCTATGCGATAGGGTTTTTAAATTACCGTAGACAATTTAGGCACAAATTGCATTTCCTACGGTGTTAGCAAAAAACAAGTTTCGCCGATTCTAAAAAACACCTACCTCTAAGTAAGAGCCTGATGTGAAAGCTGGGATAAACAGTTCCTTTCCCATGCTACTAAAGTAGTAAAATGTTAAATCATTTTCCTCTGCCCAGCCGAATGATCAGTCCCGTACTTAGCTAAACTCTCTGCCTGATACATAACTCAAAAGTAAAGGATGGGGGAGATATATATATTGTCCGACTATTGTCCGACAATAGCGAAAATGAGAAATAAACATTATAAAAGACATAGTTATAGGCATGATGAAGAAGTAAGAAAAGAATTAAAACGAAGGCGGAAACATTTTAAAAGTTGGAATTTATTATTTAGAAGTTTGCTTTGTATGACTAATCAATGTGATGCTTGTGAAAAATCCGTTAAGATTACGCCGACAGTAAGATATAAAATACGAACTGATGCTTTATTGATCTTGTGTAAAGATTGTTGGACTAAACGTGGCTGGATTCGAGACAGATATTCTGGCCAGATACAATTAGGTTATTATTTAGCTAACTAATATGACTGATCCCATTCAAGAAGAACAAGAAAAAACCGCTAAAATACTCGTAGAGGAAACCAAGAGAAATTTAGAAATCCAAAGGAAAGAAAATGAACTTGCCGATAAATGAAATTGTAATTACTCTTGACAGAATTTTAACACTAGTGTAATGTATGTGTATAAAGGTCGAGTAATTAAGTGAAAGGAATAACGATGACAAATAAAGCAATGGGTTGGGCAATTTTAATTCCAATGTGGTTTGCGGCTTTATCAGGCTTATTTAATGTTGAACTTGATTCCAGCACCACCCTGATAGTGGGAGGATTGATGTTAACATTCGGAACTTGGGGAGCATATAGGCTGATTAAGGAAACTAAGCAAGCTGAAATTAAACCAGAAGTTAAGGAAGTAATAATCTAGTTGTTGGCTTTAGAGAGGGAAGGAAGGTATCTGCCAAGAACTCCCTTCCTTCTCTAAAAAAATTAATCAACGATATGAAAATCAACACTAAGGAAGAAGCAAGAGTTTTAAGAACTGCCCATAATACCATTCAGATAGTCAAGGCTATCAGACAGGGGAAAGAAGCTAACCAGATAGTTCAGGAAGTTGGATGCAATTATAGCGTGGTTACTTACTACATGAATTTATTAGTAATTAAATAAGAAAACTTATGGACAACCCAAAGGAAAGCCAAATGTACAAATCATTCTTTAAGCTATTTGAAACTTTGAACAACGAGCAGATTGAATTAATGGATGAATTTATTTTCACGATTCAAAACGAATTGGGCTTGATGCAGGATGAATTGGAAAAGCTGAAAGGATTGACTGAAGCAGAGACACAGCAAGGAATGATGGGTTTATGGGCGGACAAGATAGATCGGGAGCATGACGAAATGAAGGAAAAAGGAGGTGAGAAGAATGGACAATGACAGTGAAATTTATTACCGCTTAAAGTTAAATCAGTTTCTTCTAAACAGGTACGGGTTAGTGGGAGGGAGATACATAATTAAAAGTCTCAATGAGTTAGAAAGAAAATTACATGACAGACCAATCATCAAACGAAAAGAACCCAGCCGTCTCAAGCAAGGTTCTTAATACGCAAATTATACCGCAGGCCACCGAACTTGTAAAATTCGATCCTGAAGCTGATATAGAGCGCGGACAGAGAGCCGCCCGTGCTCTGATGAAGATTGTTGAAATTACCAAGCCTTTGAAATTAGGCGGTAAAACTTATCTCTACTTTGAGCACTGGCTGGCCATTGCCAAATTTTTCAATATTACTGTTGGCACGGATCATGTAATCTACGACAGCGATGCTGGCTCTTATATCGCGACAGCCGTTGTTTATAACAGGAATGGAATAATAATCGGAGGAGCTGAGGCAAGCTGTTCTAAAAAAGAAAAAAATTGGAGTGTAAGAAGAACTAAATACGGCGAAGAAAGAGTGCCTGATTTTCAGTTGCGAAGCATGGCTCAGACCCGCGCTATGGCAAAAGCCCTGCGTTCCATTCTAGGCTACATTCCAGTTTTAGCGGGCATACAAGCCACCCCGGCCGAGGAAATGGATAATGAGCCACTTAATGACCAACCGCCCCGCAAAACGCCAAATATTGCGTCTACAAGCCTCCCGGAACCTGATGTGGATGTAAATACAATCGTGCCTGGCAATCCGCCAGTCAACCGCAATGTATATAAAGAATTTAGCGATAAAGTTAAAAATGCCAAAACCATTAAAGAAATTGACGGGTACTCGGAAAATCTGAAATACCTTTCAAGACAGTTAACGCCTAAAGAACGAGCATTGCTTAGATCAGAGTTTACAGCAAGGAGATTGGAATTGGACGATTCCATGTTTACAATAGAAACTACTGAGCGAAGCCAGTCTGCTCCGCAGAATGATACGCCAAAACCAAATGGAAAATAACCAACAAATCATTTCCGTGGATTCTGGCTATGATTGCTGCCGCAGACATTTTTACTACGGGATCCATTCCGCCGTCTGTCAGCAGTTAAATAAATTCTCTCCAACCCAACCATTACCTATAGAGCATGACATTGCTTGAACAAGCTAAAACAATTAAGCGGAGATCGCAGAAGTATGAGTTTAATGACGAAACTTTGGAATTGGCTTTAGCCTGGGTGCATGATGAGATTTCCAGCAAGCAAGCCGCCGCAGCCCTACTCGGCAAGTACAAAAGCGCTAATCATTTATACCCGATGGCTTTAATTTTGCAGGAAGCCGTCCGTAAGAAAAAAATTAAGATAATTTATCCCGTACTCGAATGAATAAATTTACTCCTCTAATCGTAGCTCTCATACTGTGGATGATTCTTATGAATATCGCTGTCATCTGGCAGGCTGATATCAACGACAAACTTATTAGAGTCAATAATTTGGAGACTGAATCGATCAGGCTCTTAAATGACAAGCTCAATAAATTGCAATGCCCTATTCCTAAAATTGATATTCAGGGGGCATTATTAAGCTAGGTCTATGAAATCATTTAAAGAAAGCTTGGTTGATTGGCAACAAATCGAAGATGGAAGTTATAAGATTGAGTTTGGAGATGGATACGAACTTTGGTTTGAAAAACTTATATTTGATGAGCAATATTATATTGCGTTGTATAAAAATCAAGAATTGATAACTGATAAAATTGTAATCAAGCCTGGCAAGTGAATTTATGAAAATAATAACAGGCGTTGCAGTAGTTATCTGGATTATTTTTGCTTCTTATTTTATTTATAAAAACATTGAATGCTCCGAACGAGGAGGAAATTATGTTAGAACATTATTTTGGGTTGTTTGCATAGAAAATCAATAATTTTATGTGGCATTTTGATTTAGGTTCATATTTTATCGGAATGGGAGTTTCTTTTTTAAGTTTAATTCTCCTTAGAGCTTTTCTAAACTTAATTTTGCCAAACAAATGAACGTCTGTTCAGCAGAATGGCCAATCGCTTGGGTTTTAATTGTCTTGATAATAGCGGCTACTTGGTTAATTAAAGATTAAGGAGGACAGATGATTATCACGATTAGAATCCGCAGAAACAGCTTGACTGACTGGATCGCCCAAATACTGCGGGACATCAGAGACCTCTCGCTGTTGCATAAGAATACCTAACGGAGGTTTTATGCCGACTGTGATTTGTGATTTCTGCGCGAAACGAATCACTCCCGGGCAGGAAGTCGAAAGATTCGGCATGTACGTCTTTCACAAGTTCGATTGTTTTCTGGAATGGCACTCGTTGCGGCAGAAAGCCGATCGGCTGCGGAAACCCGAAGATAAAAAGGAGCAGAGCGATGGCTGAGGACACTCCTGACGTGCCGGTTGTTTGTTCATTCTGCGGTAAGATCATTGAGCCTGCCCAGGAAGCGGTAATGAACGGCGACCTTGTTCTGCATTCTGATTGCCTCCGATACTCTAAGCTGACATTCCGCGAGGCCTGGAAACAGGCGGAGAAGGCACAGCGGGATATTAAGGACTTGTCGGGACTTCACAAGAAGTAACGACTTATTTTTTAAATAATGAAAAGAAAGTATAATAACATAAAATGGAGGATAGCAACTCGCGTGCGCAATGAACCCATCCAAATTTCCTTTTATGATAAGCACGGGAATAAAGTTTTAATCCCTGCCACCAAAACTTTTTTAATTAAAATCTTCTTTTTCATTAAAAAGAAGAAGAAAAGTAAAAATCCCGCTTGAGGACGTCTGACGTCCTTGACGAACTCCCCGCAAATATTTTCTAACCCTATGCAAAATTAAAAAATAAGCCCGATTAGCTGGAATCAGGCTTCGGTTTCTTATTCTCCTCCGATTCTTTTTTGTGCCGAATGTATTCCCTGTAAGCGTCTGCGCAGTTGGGGTCGTGAAACAGTTTGCCTTCAATCTCCACGAGTACGTCCGTGTTGTGAATTAGCCTTGAGCACCATTCACACATAAAATCTGTGTAAGGCATTACTCTTTCTCCTTTTCAGGATGCCGCCAAGTTAAGCGGTCGGCTTGCTGGCGCATGCGATGCCACTCAGAAGCGCAGGTGGGAGAATGGAATAAGTAGGGGCCGATCTTCTCTGTTACCTCTCCGGGTTTGACGGGCCTTAAGCAAAAA